TAATCTACTGTTAATACACCTACACCATTGCCAGCATTAGCACTTAACAATCTAATTCTTTTCTTGTCTGTTCCACTATCTAACCAATTGTCAACTCTTGGTTTATTAGCACCAGGTGTTACATTGACAATACCAAGTGTACCACCAGCAACGCCAGCTGCTGTAGTTAGTGATGTTGCATCTACAACAGCACCGTTATCCCATCCTAGTCCAGCGGTAGAAGCTCCACCACTCCAAGCTACAGTTACATATAATTTAATTGATATGATTTGGCTATTAGCAGGAATAATAATAGTTGTTGCAGGAGCATTAGTATTTTGTGTTACGCTCACTGATTGTGAAATTACAGAAGAACCTACGTCCTTCATGTTTGTTTGTACGTTTGTACCTGTTGTTTTAGATACGGGACCCGCTTTAATTGGTCCTGAAAAAGTTGTTTGACCCATAATATTCTCCTTAGTCTGGTTAAGTCGACCTCAATGGTCGTCTAAAGATATCTTAGGGTACATAATTAATTAAACAAATGCAAACAAAAAAAAGGGAGCCGAAGCTCCCTTTTCTGAATTCATAATACTTAAAATTAATTAAGCACCATTTGAACCAAAGATAGCACGAGGATCTGACCACCCGTAGCTGTAACGCTCACGAGCTTTAAATCTCATATTACCTGTGTTGAATTCACCTTCCATTGCTGTTCTTAGAGGCGAACGGTTAAAGTGTTTTAAACCGTTAGGTGCATCTGTAAGAATAAACCAAGCATCTGGATCTGTTAAGAAATTATTAACAGTGTATCCTTGTGGTACAGCACCTGAAGATTTAAGTGCATTGATGTCGTTATCAGCAGTTCCTACACGTCCAGCAGTTTCCATAAGTCTTTCTGCTACGAATTGTAGTTCAGCTGGGACAACAAGTTTTTGTCCACGAAGGGCAACGATAAGACCTCTTTCATCAGTAAACTGACTAATTGAAATTAGTGCGTTTTCTATTGATGTTTCATTCAAATCTGTTGCAACAACAGGTGTGTTAGCGAATGTGCCACCTACAGCAAGTGGGTGATCTGTTGCAAGTAAAGTCTTGCCGTCACCACCAGTAAAGCCAGCTGTATATGCGTTATTTAAAACGGAAGCTGCTTTTACTTGTTTACTGTGTGCCATTGACCTAGCTAGTGCTTTGGTATAGCGGTTTGACAAACGATCATACAGGTTGTCTTCGACTGCTTCTTCAGTTAAGGCAAATGCCATTGCTACAGTTTCGTGTGTGTAACGAGCTGTATAAACTTCTGAAGCACTGTCGTATTCAACTCCTGCACCTTCTGACTTTGTTGGTGCAGCACCAAATCCGGAAAGCATTACTTCTTCTTCGAAAGCTCTGTCTGAAGACTCTGTTTCGAAAATTTCAGCTGCTTGATCACCGTATTTAGCATATTCTAAGCCAAAGAGAGCATTTAAGCCAGGCTCTAGTTCTTTAGCAAGTTGAGCTCTTGATATAGCCATTTTTTATCTCCCTATACGCCAGTAGTACCAGCACTAAATGTGTGGTTATTTATCATAACTATTACACCTGTGTTAGTAACTGTTGTTAGATCATTAGTTGGATTAGTTGTCACTCCTAAAGCTTTTAGAGGAAGGGCAGCAGTTGTGTTTCCTGTTCCTACATCTAGCTCAGCGTGAGAAATTCCAGCTGTTGTACTTCCTACCGGGTTGTTATCCACGATATCATAGTTAGCGAAAACGCCAGCTATAGTGAATGCAGCATCTGCTTGCACTTCACATACGATATTTGGATCATCTACGATATAAGCTTTCACTGTACTAGTAACATTTGCGTCACCAGTCCAATGGTTTGACCATCTTGGTGTTCCTGTTGAAGAATCTGTGAATTGGCATCCGTTAAACACGCCCAGCACAAGTCCCCCATCACCAGCTGCCATTCTTTGTACATATCCAGTACTTAAACCTTTTACAATATCACCTTGATAAATCTTAGTGGTATTTGCATTTGATATTTCGTACCTTGATTGACCGCCAGTATACGCACCGCCGCCTAATAGACGAGCAGGACGTAAACCAAATGGAGCATCTAAGTTTGTTAAAGCCATTTATTACTCCTAATATAAGGTTTGATTCAGTCTTAATCTGAACCAAAGGTTACTTTTGAACTTCGCTCTGCCTGCATTTTAGGCATAGCGGGATTATTGTCACGCATCCAATCATTGTCGACCGCTTGCATTTGCTGTGAAGCACGCTGAGCGTAGTATTGTTTGCGTTGTTCAATGAATTCTTCTGGTATTCTAGCCAGAAGTAAACCACCTACCCCTATGACTCCAGCATATTTGCCTTCCTCGACACTTGGATAAGTGAAATCCTCATACTCGTCCGCACGAACAAGCTCATAGCCTTCAGTCATTCTTGAGTGGACATTATTTTTGTCCTCATAACCTAAAACTTCAGCTCGAATCCATCTATGGACATAACCAGACGGAGCATTTGGGGCGTGCAATTTACTGGGTGGTCGCCATTGCACAGGGCGTTCGGCAGAAGCTCTTGTGTTTGTTGCACGAGCTCTTCTGTTAATTTCTGTATCAGTCTTAGCAGTAGCTTCAGCGGTAGCTTTTTGTTCTGCTTCTATGTATTCCATTTCATTATCTTTTTTAGACATCATATACCTCTATGAATTTCTTGCCGCAAGTTTCGCAACTTCTTTAGCGTACGCATCTAGCGGTACACCAAGTTTTTTAGCTACAGAAATCTGGGCTGGGGTTAGTTTAACACTCTTTTTACTCTTTTGGCTAGTTCTTCCTTGAGAAACTGACGCTACCTTCTGAGCAGGAGCAGATTGTCCTTCAAATTTATGAGGAAAATCTTGTCTCATTCGTGCATCTATTTCATTATAATATTCATCAGACTGAGGGTCTAATCCCTCTTCTTCAACCAATTGTTGATGAAGAGTAAAAGCAGTAGCAGTCATAGCTCTATCTTTACCAAACCATTCATTTTTTTCAGCCCAATCAACAGCTTTTGCATCTGGTTGTGGTTGTTGAACAGGTTGTTGATATTGATTTAAAGGCACTTGTTCAGGTTGTTGAGCTTGTTGTGTTTGCATTTGCTCTGCACGTTGCTTTTGTTTTTCTTGATTTTCTTTAAAAATCCTTAATCTTTCTTTTTCAATAGCAATTTTAGCCATAACTTGTTGAGCATCAGCCATTTTATCAACTTCGCCAGCTTCATACGCTTCTTTAAAAGCAGCTTTTGCTTGAACTTCTTGAGAATCAATACGACTAGAGGCTTCTGAACTATAACCTGTGTTTAAACTAGAAAGTTGCCCTCTTAAAGCGTCTACTTCAGCTTTTTGCTGTTGAGCAAATTGTAAAGCAGCAGCTTCTCTTTCTTCTGACTCTTTTCTTTGAGCAACAAGCTTATTAATTCTTTTTTGAGTCTTCTCTCTTCTTTTATCAAGATCTTCTTCACTTAAACCTTGCGGTTCAGGTGTTTCTTCAGCAGTTTCTAGTGATACTTCTGCTGATTGGTTTTCATCTAGCGGTGTTTCTTGCTCCACTTCAATGATTTGGGCTTCTTCTGTTTCGTCATTTGTCATAAGACACTCCTATATAGTATAGACATCAGTCGGTTCTAAAATAGTTCCGAGAATTTCATCGTCATTTAATATTCTAATCTCACCATCTTCTAGTTTGATTCTTGTTCCTGCATATTTTCCAATAATAGCCCAATCACCTTGCTTGCAATATGGCCCGCTAGGAAATTTAGATTTATCTTTGTAAGCATCAGGTCCAAGTTGGACGATGTAAGCTACGACCGTAGCTAATGATTCTCGCTCTCGTGTCTCATCTGATAAAAGAATACCACCTTTTGATTTTGCAAACCCTTGGAACGGCATTACGACAATACGATATCCAGTAGGTTGCGGCATTCTTTGTTTAGTTGATTTTTTTAGAAGATTTGGGTCTAAAACCCTATTTTCTTCTTTAACGTAGGCATCGGATACTTGTAGTTCAGATTTTTTGTCTTCTACTTTTTCCTCTACCTTTTCTTTTTTGGCGTACTTCTTAGGTACTATCAGGTTTTTAACCATCTTCACGTTCTCCTCGTGACACCAGAGCAATTATCTCTTGCTCCACATAGGACAGGCTCTGTAGTTGTCCGATGCAGGCCCGGTATGATTCCCAATCTTTGCAGTTCCCTGAAGTTATCTTTGTGTGAACATCTTCTCTCTGTTCACGAACAATATGTAGTATTTCTTGAATTAATTCAACCCCATCTTTCATTTTTTTTCTTTCTCGCTGTATAAATTATTAAAAGTTATGTTTGGATCGGTATAACTTTCGTGTTCTTCACTACTATGAAGCCATTGACTTGGAGCAAAATCAGGTGCTCCTTCTCCTGTAACCCATAATGCAGGATTAGTAACTCTAACTCTATTATTAGGTAACGCTACTATATTTCCTTTCCATTTACCTTCTGTTAAATAAAGCAAATGACTTTGTTTATGTTGGTCTGGACTGTCAGCTATCTCATGTTCAGTATAATCAACTGTAAAAATATACTTAGCCATGTAAAACTCACCATCTATTTTAGCATACCAAGGTGATGATGATGCTCTATCTATACTTATAACTGTGTGATGATGAGACATACAATCCCACGGCTGACATAAATGATTTTCCATTCTTTCAGGCCACTCATCTACTGGTATATCAGCAACTAAAGCTTGTATGGGCATGCGAGCCCACATAGCACCACCATGAACATTAGGTTCATCGTCTTCTGCTTCACAACCTGTAAATATAACTTGAAATGATAGTGACCTATCTGGAATGCAATTAACTGCTACAGCTAATCCATGTAAAAATTCACCATGGTATTTTTGATGACCCGCAGTAAATTCTTTTCTTACCCATACCTTAAAGTAGGGTACATTTGATATTAAATAAGACATCTCTCCTCCTTATCTTATTTTATTTTTTCTTTCTGCCGCCTTTTTTTCTTCCTTTAGACTTAACAGCACCACCTTTTTTGTAGCCTTTTGGTCTTACAGAACCGCCACCTTTATAGTTTCTCATGCCGCCTCTCATGCCGCCTTTAGTTCCGCCTTTAGTTCTTTTAAACATTACTTTCTCCTTTTTTTGGTTGTTCGTTTTTTAGCTGTTT